CGGACATTGGGCCTGAGTTAGCGTACTACCTTGGCTCAAATCCAAAAGAAGCAGATCGTATCTCGCGTATGACGCCACTCGGTCAGGCGAAAGAGATTGGGAAAATTGAGGCCAAATTGGCATCAGCGCCCCCGATCAAGAAAACAACATCTGCGCCTGCGCCGATTTCTCCTGTCACTGCACGCTCCGTTGGAGCGCCAGCCTTAGACACTACGGATCCACGCTCTATCAAGAGCATGACGACCTCGCAGTGGATTGAAGCTGAACGTGCAAGACAGATTAAGAAGCTGCAATCGCAGAACCGCTAACTCTCTTGAGATCAGGTACAATGATTACCTGAAATTAGGAGAAACAAGATGGAGAGTGACAATTTAAATTTAACGGCTGAAGAACTGAAACGGCAACGTAACAGAGAAGCATCCGCCAGATATAGAGAACGAAATCGGGAAAAGTTCAATCAACGTATGCGGGATTGGCGTGAAGCGAATCGGGAGAAAGACCGAGAACACAAACGCGAACACCGTAACCGGAAGATTGCAAATGGAACACCAGAAGAAGTTGCCGCATTACGCGCTGCTGAATCTGCAAAAACCAAGCGTAATCAAGACCGGTGCAAAGATGAAGTTTTTAGCGCCTACGGGGGTTATAGATGTAAATGCTGCAACGAGACTGAACAAATGTTTTTGTCGATTGATCACATATACAATGATGGCGCCAAAGAAAGAAAATCAGGCAAATACAGTGGTGGAGGGTCAGCCTTCTACAATTGGCTTCGCAAGAATAACTTTCCAAAAGGCTACCAAGTTTTGTGTATGAACTGTCAAATCGGTAAATACAAGAACGGCGGCGTTTGTCCTCACCAAACAACTTTGACTTTTAAAGGAATTTATCATGAGTAACTCGATTCTCACCATTGACATGATCACAAGGAAGGCTTTAGAGATCCTTGAAAATAATCTTGTGATCACCCGTAACGTGAACCGCCAGTACGACGACAGCTTCGCTGTTGAAGGTGCTAAGATCGGTTCAACCCTGCGTATTCGCTTACCCGATCGCGCTTTGGTAACTGACGGCGCCGCCTTGCAAGTGCAAGACGACAACGAACAGTTCACCACTTTGACCGTTGCCAGCCAAAAGCACATCGGCGTCAACTTCACATCTGCTGAATTGACCATGCAATTGGATGACTTCGCAGAGCGTGTTTTGAAGCCTCGTATCAGCCAATTGGCGTCTTCTGTTGACGCTGACGTGGCCAATGCGTATAAGTACATCGGTAACTCCGTTGGTACACCCGGCACCACTCCTGCTACTTCTTTGGTCTTGTTGCAAGCCCAGCAGAAGTTGAACGAGAACGCTGCTGTGATGTCACCACGTTTCGCTACCGTGAACCCAGCAGCCAACGCTGGCTTGGTTGAAGGCATGAAAGGTCTGTTCAATCCTACAGACACTATCAGCAAGCAATTCAAAAACGGCATGATGGGCACTGGCGTGTTGGGCTTCGATGAAGTCAACATGTCTCAGTCTATCAAGCAACACACCACTGGTACACGCGCCGCTACCGGCACTGTGACTGCTGCTGCTGTGACTGCTGAAGGTACTGCTACCTTGACATTGACTGTTGGCTCTGGCGAAACCATCGCTGTTGGTGACGTGTTCACCATCGCCGATTGCTACGCTGTCAACCCACAGACTCGTGAGTCTACTGGTTCATTGTTCCAGTTCGTAGCTTTGGCCTCTTCTACAAGCACTACAACTGCCACCGTGACTGTTGCTCCGATCTACTCGGCTGCTAACGCTTTGGCCACTGTTAACAGCTTGCCTGGTAACAACAAGGCTGTCGTGTTCGTGGGTGCAGCATCCAGCCAGTACGCTCAGAACTTGGTTTACCACAAAGATGCCATCACTTTCGCAACTGCTGACTTGCTGTTGCCACAAGGTGTTGACATGGCTGCTCGTGCCGTTCACAACGGTATCAGCTTGCGTGTGGTTCGCCAGTACGACATCAACAACGACCGTATGCCTTGCCGTATCGACGTTTTGTACGGCTACAGTGCGATCCGCCCACAAATGGGCTGCCGTATCTGGGGCTAATCTGAATGCCCCTTCGGGGGCTTCATTTCGTAACATCTTTTTAAGGAAATTATCATGGCTCTCCCTAATGGTGCAGGTGGTTATCAACTAGGCGACGGTAACGTCGGTGAAGCACAACTGTTCGTGCAAGGCGCTCCTACTGCTTTGACTGCTGCCGCTACGGCTACAGCAGCTCAGTTGGCAAACGGTTTGTTCACTTTTAACGGCACTGCTGGCAATTTGACTTTGCCTACAGTTGCTGACTTGGAAGCTGGCATCTCTAGCGCCGCCAAGACTAACGCAGCTTTCGACTTCTTCGTCGTCAATACTGACGGTGCAGACGCTGTTACGCTGGCTGTTGGTACTGGCTGGACAATCGTTGGCGCTGCCGCTGTTGCCCTGTCTACTTCTGCTCACTTCCGCGCTCGCAAGACCGGCGACGGTGCTTGGACTGCGTACCGCATTTCCTAAACCCAATGGGGCTTCGGCCCCTATTTTTAAGGAAATATCATGGCTACAAACACCAAACCAGTTGGCGTTGCTTACAGCGACCCACAACTTGACGGCGCAATCATCGGCGAAGCTGGTGGCACTGCCGGTTTCTACGGAACTACTCCCGTTGCTCAAGCGGCTGCTATTACGGCTGTCACCAATACCGCTACCGGTACTGAGTTGGCAACTGCAATTAACGCTCTCCGCGTTGCGTTGAAAAACATTGGCATCACTGCCTAAACCAAATGGGGGCTAATCACCCCCATTCTTAAATTATGAACCTTATCCTAATCCATCCCGTCCACGGTGCTAAAGTTGCCACAATGGAACTTGAAGCCGAAATGGATGAAAAGAATGGCTGGACTCGCTATAATCCAGACACGCCTTCCGAACCCGAAGCGGCTCCTGTGAACGTGCTGGAAGTTAAGCGCCGTAGAAAAGTGATTACTGAAGAGGTTTAAGCATGACAACGTACACCGCTGGCCAACAAATTGAACGTGCCCTTCGGCTTCTCGGTGTGCTTGCTGAAGGCGAAACGCCCTCCGCTGCTACTTCTCAAGACGCCTTGATGGCGCTCAACCAAATGATTGATAGCTGGCAGACCGAGCGTCTGTCGGTGTTCTCCACGCAAGATCAAGTCTTCACATGGCCTGCGAGTCTTATCAGCCGCACGCTTGGCCCAACTGGTGACTTTGTGGGTAACCGCCCCGTCCTGTTTGATGACGCCACCTACTTCAAAGCGCCCAACGGCGTGTCGTACGGCATCAAGTTCATCAACCAGCAACAGTACAACGGCATCGCGGTCAAGAACGTAACGTCTACATATCCGCAAGTGATCTGGGTGAACATGACGTTCCCCAACGCTGAGATGTACGTCTACCCTCGTCCAACGCAGGACTTGGAGTGGCACTTTGTGTCGGTTGAAGAACTGAACAACCCTGCCACCTTGTCCACGGTGCTGTACTACCCACCAGGCTATCTGCGTGCGTTTACTTACAACTTGGCCATGGAGTTTGCCCCTGAGTTTGGCGTTGAGCCAAGCCCACAAGTGCAGCGCATCGCCATGACTTCTAAGCGTGATCTGAAACGCATCAACAACCCCGACGATGTGATGGCGCTGCCTTACGCATTGGTGGCAAACCGCCAGCGTTTCAACATATACGCAGGAAATTATTGATATGAAGACGCCAATTCTTGGCTCTACATACGTCACCCGCAGTGTCAACGCTGCGGATGCTCGCATGGTCAATCTCTTCCCTGAGATTGTCCCAGAGGCTGGCAAAGAGCCTGCGTTCCTGAACCGCGCCCCAGGTCTGAAACTGCTCAACACCATTGGCAACGGCCCGATCCGTGGCCTTTGGGCGTTCTCATCTAGCGACAACACGGCCTTTGTGGTGTCAGGCACTCAGCTTTACAAGATCAACACCTCGTATGTGGCCACGCTAATCGGCACTGTTGCCGGTACTGGCCCCGTGAGCATGGCTGACAACGGCACGCAGTTGTTCATTGCTGCCAACGGCCCTAGCTACATCTACAACAACACGACAAACGCCTTTGGCCAGATTACAGACGCTGACTTCCCAGGCGCTGTGACTGTGGCTTATCTGGACGGCTACTTCGTGTTCAACCAGCCCAACAGCCAGTTGCTGTGGATCACGCAACTGCTAGACGGCACGTCCATCGACCCACTCGACTTTGCAAGCACGGAAGGCTCGCCTGACGGCTTGGTGGCTGTGGCTTCCAACTTCCGTGAGATTTGGGCGTTTGGCACTAACTCGATTGAAGTCTGGTACGACTCTGGCGCGACTGACTTCCCCTTACAGCGCATCCAAGGCGCGTTCAACGAGTTGGGCTGCGCCGCCCCTTACTCGGTTGCCAAGATGGACAACGGTCTGTTCTGGCTTGGCCGTGACCGCCGTGGTCAGGGTATTGTCTACCGCGCCAACGGCTACGCTGGTGTGCGCATCTCGACCCACGCTGTTGAGTGGCAGATTCAGCAGTACGCCGACATGTCGGACGCTATTGGCTACACATACCAGCAAGACGGCCACAGCTTCTATGTGCTGATTTTCCCAACAGCCAACACCACTTGGGTGTACGACGCTGCCACGCAAGCCTGGCATGAGCGTGCAGGCTTTGTCGATGGCAACTTTACCCGTCACCGCAGTAACTGCCAGATGGCGTTTAACAACAAGATTGTTGTGGGCGACTTTGACAACGGCAACATCTACGCCTTTGACCTAGACGACTTTAGTGACAACGGCAGTATTCAAAAGTGGCTGCGCTCATGGCGCGCGCTACCTACTGGCCAGAACAACTTGCGCCGCACAACCCAGCACATGATGCAGATGGATTGCGAGTCGGGCGTGGGCATCAACTTAGGCCAAGGCGAAGATCCTCAGATCATGCTGCGTTGGTCAGACGATGGTGGCCACACATGGTCAAACGAGCATTGGGCGTCCATGGGCAAGATTGGTCAGTATTACAAACGTGTAATCTGGCGGCGTCTTGGCATGACTGTCAAACTGCGAGATCGTGTTTATGAAGCGTCTGGCACTGACCCTGTGAAGATTGCCATCATGGGCGCAGAACTTATTCTGAGTCCAACGAATGCCTAGCCCTAACGCTACGCCGACACCGATCACGCCGCCGCGAGTGCCGTTGGTTGACCCTCGCACGGGTCTGATTGACCGCGCTTGGTACTTGTTCTTTTTGTCGCTCAACCAGATCGCCACGGCGGTAGTGGACGATGTTGTTGGCCCTGACGCTGAATCCTTGCTTGCGTCTTACGATGCGGCGCTAATGTCAGTTAACCAAGAGTTGCAGACCCTGCCAACGTCTCAGTCAGCCGAATTGCAGGCGCAGATTGCAAACGTGCGCCAGATGCTTGAGACACTGCCCCAACCTTCGTTGGGCACAATGGCCGCGCTTCAGCAGGCCAACTTGCCATGGGTGACTTTTGACACCACGCCAGAGCATGTACCGACCGACATCGGCACGGTTGCGTGGGACGGCGGCACAACGCTTGGCATCCAAATGACAGCCAACGTGCTTCAGCCAGTTGGCGAAGCGCAATACTTTTACATCAAAGCTGACAGCACCATTACCAAAGGTCAGTTGATCATGTTCACCGGCGCTGTAGGCGCAAGCGGCGTGATCAAAGGTGCGCCAGCCACGGGCTTGACCGATGGTCAGTATCTGATGGGTGTTGCCGCTGAGAACATTGCCGCCAACGGCTTTGGTCTGGTGGCTTCGTTTGGCCATGTGCGCGGTTGGAACACTACTGGCACGCCTGTGGGCGAGGTGTGGGCTGATGGCGACATTCTGTACTACAACCCTTCAATTGCAGGCGGCTTGACCAAAACGCAACCAACTGCGCCCAACGTCAAGGCCACAATTGCTGTGGTGGTCAACGCAGCGCCCGCAGGCTCTGGCGACGTGTTTGTCCGTGTATCGACTGGCTCGGTGCTAGGCGGCACTGACTCAAACGTGCAGTTTGGCACACTGGCCACCAATGACTTGATTCAGTACAACGGAACCTATTGGACAAACGTCACGCCAGCGTCTGTGTTGGCCAGCACGGGCGGCGCACCAGTCACCAAGACGGCTAACTTTACAGTCGCCGCAACCGATACTTGGCTGATCAACAACAAGTCGGGTTCGACCTGTACTGTGACCTTGCCGTCTGCTGCGACTTACACTGGCCGCACTTTGACTTTTAAAAACATGCAGGCGCAGACATTGGTGTCGGCGTCAAGCAACGTTGTGCCAATCGACAGTACGACTGCGGGCACAGCAATCCTCTTGGCAGTTGTAGGAAATTGGGCGACAATGGTGTCTGACGGCACAAATTGGGTCATCATGCAACAAGCCGCTAATAACTGCCTCTTATTGGAGTAAACATGACAGTCACCGTCAAAGTCCTCGTACCGGCTAAATTTGCCGAGAACGCCCAAACAACCCAGTACACAGCGACTGGTGTTACCGCCATCATCGACAAGTTTACTGCAACGAATATCAGCGCGTCTGCCGCTACGATCAGCGTTAACTTGGTCACGACTGCTGGTTCTGCTGGCAACACCAACTTGATCACCAAGACCAAGACCTTGCAAGCGTCTGAGGTCTACACGTTCCCAGAATTGGTCGGCCAAGTGCTTGGCTCTGGCGACTTTATCAGTACAATTGCAGGCACAGCCAGCGCAATCAACATTCGCGTTTCTGGACGTGAGGTGACCTGATGATTGACCACCACTTTAGTGCGGGGGTATATGCCAAGGAAACACGAATTCCTGCTGGGCATGTTCTTGTGCAACACAAGCACAAGTTCGACCATTTGTCGATCCTCGCTAGTGGTTCAATTGAGTTAATGGTGGACGATGAGCGCAAAATTATTCATGCGCCAGCGTGCCTAACGATTGAAGCAAACAAACATCATGGCGTAAAATCGCTCACAGATGTTGTGTGGTATTGTATTCACGCCACCGATTGCACCGATACAGATGAAATTGATGAAGTATTGATAGTGGCTGGCGATGACACGCAAGCCCGTGAACTGGCCCAGTGCCTTCAGGAGTAAATTATGCCATGGTCGTTTATTGTTCCCGCCGCAGTTAGCCTTTTTAGTGCTAACAAACAAGCAGGTGCTGCTAAAGACGCAGCAGCCGCTACTGCCGCCGCTACTAACGAAGCTACGCAACTCCAACGTGAAATGTTCCAGCAACAACGGCAAGATCAAATGCCGTGGCTTAAGGCCGGTGAACAAGCGCTGAACAAGCTGATCCCTATGACAGACTATACAAAGTTTGGTATGGATCAATTTCAAGCTGACCCAGGCTACGCGTTCCGTTTGTCTGAAGGTCAGAAAACTCTTGACCGAAGCGCTGCCGCCCGTGGTGGCTTGATCTCTGGTGCGGCGTTAAAAGCGGCTGGCCGATATGGTCAAGAGATGGGTTCGCAAGAATATCAAAACGCATTCAACCGTTATCAGACCGAGCGCAACGCCGCGTTAAACCCGTTGCAGTCTTTGGCTGGTGTTGGCCAAACAACGGCTAATCAACTTGGTGCAGCGGGGCAAAACTACGCAACCAATGTCGGCAACGCGCTAATCAATCAAGGTGCTAACGTAGGTAATGCTGGCATGGTCGGCGCTAACGCCCGCGCGTCTGCTTTATCAAGTATTGGATCTGCCTATGGTAGAAGCCCAGTTAGCTTTAGTAGCTTGTACGGCGGTGGCGGTGGGTATTCAGGCGCGGGCCAAGTAAACCCTGTGTCGGGCGAATACATGGGTTCGCTTGAATTTTAAAGGACAATCATGGCGTTAAATTTTGGTCTTTTAGATACAAACCTACCTGGCCAGATTGCTGGTAGTGTTCAGCGTGGTCAAGACGAAGCGTTGCGCAATCAAATGGCGCAACAACAATTAAAGACTAGCGCGATGCAACAAGAGTCTGCACAAATGCAACTCGAGCAGGCTAAACGTGAGCGCGACTCTTTGGCTAAATTGCAAGCCACCTTTGTCGCCAATGGTAAATCGCCCGACATGCGTGCCAATTTTCAAGAGATGATGCAATCGGGCATTCCTCACTTTATGGACATTGGCCTCAAAGGTATGCAAGCCCTTGAACGTCAAGCCAATGTATCTAGGATTCTTGGCGGCGGTGCTCCTACTGGAATGCCTGCTGCGGCTGAAGCACCAGCGCCATCTATGATGCGTCAGCCCGCACCCATGCCTGCCCAGAACGCATTGGGTACTGGTATGTACGGCATGGAGCCTAGCGCACCAGTTAATGCTTTAGCCACTAAACCATCTGGCGCATATACGCCAGTTATGCCTCGTAATGCTTTGGCTCCTGCTGGGGCAGGTGCGCCGCCAATGAGCGACATTGAAAACACTTACCGCAAGATTGATCAATTGCACGCAATTGGTGAGCATGATCTTGCCAAATCGCTTGAGCAACGGGTCAAAGATAAGTTGCCGCCTACTGCTGTGCAAGAGTTTGAGTACGCTAAGAAGAATGGTTTTGCGGGAACTTTTGAACAATTTAAAACACTTCAAGCCCCTCGTACTACTGTTAACGTGCCTGTTAATGTCAGCACTGAGAAAAAGTACGGTGAGCGATTTGGTGGCTTAATTGCCGATGCAGATGCGGCTAAATTGAGCGCTGCTGAAAGCGCACCAGCGGCAGCGGCAAACGCTGATCGTATTATTGATTTGATTTCAACTGGTAAAATTATTACAGGTACAGGCGCAAATGTACGTTTGCAAATGGCCAAAGCGCTTAACCTTGCTGGTGGAAATGATTCGGAAAAGGTTCGTAATACCGAAGTGCTTATTTCGTCATTGGCCGAAACAACATTGGGTGCAATTAAATCGTCAAACCTTGGCGCGGGTCAAGGCTTTACCAACGCCGATCGAGATTTCTTGGAAAAAGCCAAAGCCGGTCAACTTACATATGACGCAAAATCATTAACCGAGCTGGCCCGATTGTCGCGTCTTGCTGCTGAAAAGAGTGCTGAAAGCTGGAACACACGGGTTAAGAAAATACCTGCTTCTGCGCTTGAAGGTACTGGTATTTCTACAGAACCAGTAATTGTGCCACCTCGTAAAGTGTCATCTGTAATGAACATCCCCGCTGATGCAATCAGTGCCTTAAAAGCAGGGCAAGGTAGCCCTGAACAATTTGACGCAATTTTTGGTGCAGGATCGGCAAAACGAATTCTTGGTGGGGGAAAATAAATGGCTGAAAATCCTTTTGCCAAGTTTGCAGCACAGCCCGCGCAATCGGATAATCCGTTTGCTCAATTTGCAGCCACTCCAGCAAGTAGCGAGATTCCTGCTGCTCGCCGTAGTTATTCATTAAGTCAAGTACCCCTTGAAGCCGGTAAAAACTTACCGGCCAGCGCTGGTCAGTTTGTCAGCGGCGTGGTGCAAGCTGTTACAAGCCCCGTACAAACTTTGACAGGCCTACTCGATTTAGGTGCGGGTGCTCTTCGCAACTCGTTGCCTAAAAGCGTGTCAGGTTTTATCGACAAATTTGATGCAGACCCAACCGCTGCCCAGCGTGCAAGTGAGGTGGCGTCTGCTGTCGGGGGCATGTACAAAGATCGATACGGTAGCTACGATGCAATCAAACGCACGTTTGCTGAAGACCCCGTGGGTACTGCCGCTGATCTGTCTACATTGTTGACAGGTGGTGGTGCGGCAGCCGGCAAGTTGGGCGCTACTCAAACCGGTGCGGCGATGTCAAAAGCTGGGAACATAATCAACCCAATGCGCCCTCTTGCGCCGATAGTTGAAGTGCCTGTAAAACTCGCAGGTAGAGGTGTTAGCGCTGTTTACAACGCTCTTGACCCCAAATCCACAGCGTACTTGATTGCTGCGGAAGGTCGCGGCCCAGAGATTGTCAACGCACTTCGTGGTCAAACTAAAATCGTGCCAGGTAGCTTGCCTACTGCTGCGCAAGCCGCCGCTCCCGTGGGAGCCACCCGATTTTCTGCGATGGGTGAGTCTGCGGCCCGTACTACACCAACACCGTTCTTTGAGCGTGAGCAAGCACAAAAGGCAGCTCAGTTGGCCGCAGTACAGCAAGTGGGTAAAACACCCGCTGATCTTAAAGCTGCTGAAGCCACTCGCAGTGCTACAGCCAGAGAGTTGTACGGCATTTCTGACGAAGCCATGGTGGCCGCTGACAAGACATTCACTGGCTTGTTGAACCGCCCATCGATGGACAAAGTGATTGCGCGTGCCAGCGAGTTGGCTGCTGAGAAAGGCGTTCCTTTCCAGATCGGTCAGAATCGTCCTCCTCAGACAATCGCGTCAGCTATTCTGGACGCCGAGGGCAAACCTATGGGCGTGACCACAATCCCCGGAGAAGTGGCCAAGTACCCTGGTAGCAGTCTTCACATGATGAAGATGGCGTTTGATGACTTGACCAAGAACCCCGAGCGCTTTGGCATCGGTGCAAACGAAGTTGGTGCGATCAATGCAACCCGCGGTAAGTTTTTGAACTGGGTTGAGGACAAAACCCCTGCTTACAAAACAGCACGGGAAACCTTTGCCGCTCAAAGCAAACCAATTAACCAAATGCAAGTGGGTCAATTCCTCGAAGGTAAGCTGACCCCTGCGCTTGGTGAAGAGACAGCTCGTCTGCGTGCTTCTGGTTATGCCGGCGCTCTTGACCAGGCTCCCGGCACAATCAAACGCGCCACTGGTCAATCTCGCTTTGACGAATTGAGCCAGGTCATGACCCCTGAGCAGATCAAAGTGCTTGAGTCTGTGCGTGACGATCTAGCCCGTGCCAAGCTGGCTGAATCTCAAGCCGGAGCCGCCCGCGGTGCTGGCCCTAATGTGAACTTGATGGGCACTGAGACACTGGGTAATGTGCGTGCTCCCAACTTCATTAACAACGTCACCACCGTGGCCAACGACATCTTGCGCCGTTTGCAGGGTAAGCTGGATCAGAAGTTGGCAATCGAGTTGGCTGCTGAGATGCTTGACCCTGCGGCTGCCGCTGCGGCGCTTGAGAAAGCGCTGGCCCGTCAAGCCAAGGGCGAGAAAATGGCAGATCCTTTCAAGAAGACTGGCAAAGCCGCATCTCAGGTTCTTCGCACCCCTGCGGCAGTCAACATGCTGGCTCCAGCAACTGAGAATCAAAACGCCCTGGCTCAATGATGGACTACCAAGTTTTATTCAATATTGCCGTGGCGATTGCTGGCTTCTTTGGTGGCTGGACATTGAACCGCATCTACCAGGCTATTGACCGGCTTGATGGCGATGTGCGGAACATGCCGCTGAACTACGTCACCCGTGATGACTATCGTGCAGACTTACGCGATGTAAAAGAAATGCTCGGCAAGATCTTTGACAAACTCGACGGTAAGGTTGACAAATGAATGCGTTTTCTAGTCTTGCTTTTGCTGTTGCTACTGTCAGGGGCTACGGCCAACGAGTCGTGCATCGTCTCCGACTTCTATGGTCTAAGCTGGCTCGGAAACCCGAGTGAGCGCCACCAGCGTCTGTCTGAGTGGCTAACCACAAACGGCGACGCTTGTTCATCTGAGCAACTGGTAGGTATTTGGAATAACTTGGCGCTGTGGGCTGGCGTTGCGGATAGTGCGGAACTGCGGTCAAAGATACTGTATTACTACGCGAGGGCAATGGAGAGGGAAAAGAAATGATTACCTTCAACAAGTGGTATCCGATGGTGCAGCCAACCCACACCGCTACCCAGTTAGCGTTTGAAAAAGCGGTAGCAAAAGTTCAGGAAGATTACAGATATGCGGTGGAATGTCTTAAGCAAGTTAAAGCTACTGAAGAGATGGAAGTCGAACTCTACAACAAGCGCGGCAGACAAAACACAATCGAAATTGGATCCTTTGAAGACCGCAGACGATTCCAAATCTTTGTATGAGGGCAACATGGAACAAACAACAAGCACCAAAGAAAAGCTGACGCTGTATGTGACCTTAATGGTCAGCACCACGCTTTGCATATCTGTTTTGTCAATGGTAATGGCGTTCATGCTGGGCCTTTGGGCCAAGGAAGTGGACAACGCCGAGATCTTTAAAATGATCAGCCCTGCCTTCTCAACCCTGATCGGCGGCATGATCGGCTTTCTGTCAGGCATTAAACTAATGCAAAACGACGAGGAAAAGAAATGATTGGACTAGACGCAATCCTAAACGTTGGATCAAAGCTCATCGACAAACTAATCCCTGACCCCGAGGCCAAAGCCAAGGCGCAATTGGAACTGCAAAAAATGGCGCAAGATGGGGAACTGGCCAAGATGGCCAACGAAACCAAACTGTACGAGACTGAACAAAACAATCTGACAGAGCGCGTCAAGGCCGACATGGCCAGCGACTCATGGATGTCTAAAAACATTCGCCCCCTGACGCTTGTGTTCCTTTTGGTGGCGTACTCTGGCTTTGCTATTGCATCGATCTTTGAATACGAAACCCGTGGCGCATACGTAGAATTACTGGGTCAGTGGGGAATGCTGGTGATGTCGTTCTACTTCGGTGGCCGCACCATGGAAAAGATTGCAGACAGGATTAAAAAATGAACTTGACCGATCACTTTACTTTAGAAGAACTGACGCACACAGACCACCGTGAGTTAGACAACACACCAAACGATGCTGAACTTGAGAACATTAAACGCCTGGCTAAATTCCTTGAAGAACTTAAAACCGTACTGGGCGGCAAGCCCATCATGGTCAATTCAGCTTTCCGATCAAAGGCTGTCAATGACGCTGTGGGCAGTAAAGATACTTCTCAGCATCGCATCGGCTGCGCTGCTGACATTCGTGTACCCGCTATGACACCTGACCAAGTGGTCAGAGCAATTATTGCTTCAGACCTTGGGTTTGACCAGGTGATCCGCGAGTTTGATCGATGGACACATGTCAGCATCCCCAACCAACCCAACGGATCACCCCGCAAACAAGCCTTGATTATTGACAAGGCGGGGACTCGGGTGTTTGCGTAACCTTGTAATACTTGGCAGGCATCTTGGCATTCTTATCGAGCTGTTTTCGCAGCCAGCCAATGCCGCCAAGTTCTTGGAAAATCATCATGTGCCGGTCAGTCAATCGAATTTGACGACCCTTGAGTGGCTCTGGTGGTTTAGGACGAGGCATCACTTCTCCTCTGTTGAATTGTGTAAGTATGCCGTCAGGCGTTTAATCTGCGCCTCGCGGTACTTGCACATTGACTCTGCATATTCTTTGGCTGTTTGAGCTTCCAGCAGCTTGCGCTTGCACTCTTCAAGTTCTTTGAGCGCCAGCATCTCAGCAGTTGGCACATCGAATATGGATTTGAAATAGCTTACGGTTTGTTGAAACATTACATTACTCCTTGTTAAGTGTTACACAGTGTATCACAGTTTAATGACCTTTGGACTGGCGGTATTCTTTAATTGCGTTTCTAAGTCCTGCCTGCGTGGTAGCCTTGTCGTCAAGGGCTAGTGCTTGCGCTTGATCCAGTGTGTCCTGGCACATGATGCGGTGGCAAATTACCGGCACACCCTGGCCCTGACGGCGCACACGGGCGTTGAACTGCTCGTACAGATCCAGTGACCAGTTGAGGCCATACCACACGAGGATGTGGCCGTTCTTCTGCAAGCCGTCAATCCCGTGACCCATCGATGCTGGGTGGCCGATCATCAGGGCGCAGTCACCAGTCTTCCAGCGGTGCATGGCGTTGTTAAGCGATGCCTCAGACTTACACTCGGTCAAGTTAATTGGGTCAAGGTGCTTGAACTTCTCCATGATCCGTGCAGCGTCCGAGCGGTAAGCGTAAGAGCACAGAATCGGTGAGCCTTGGGCTTCGTCAATAATCTCCTCAAGCGCTTCGAGTTTGAGGTCATGCACCGGTTCCCACAAGGGCATCCCGGCAATCGGATACATGGCCCCGTTGGAGAACTGGAGACACTTGTTGGTTAGCGATGCCTGGTTGAACGCCTCGATCTCTTTGCCGCTGTCCAGCACCAGGAAGAATTCCTTTTCCATCTTTTCGTACTTAGCTCGTAAGTCATCAGGCATCTCGATCTCGACATCGTTGATCATTAGGTCGGGCAGCGGGTTGTAGTCCTCAGCGCTCATCTCAAGCGTGATGTCACCAATGAGCTTTTTGATTGTGTCTTCGGTGTCCTCATAGGCCACTTCTTTGTACGGCCCAACCTTGCGGTAAAACCTAGTGCGAAAGGCCGTCTTGGACGTGCCAAGGCGCTCACCCTTGTCCACCACGAGAAACTGACCATGCAGGTCTTTGTAGCCGTTGGAGGCCGGTGTGCCGGTAAGGCCAGTTGACCAGTCGAACTTGTCAGCGATCTTGCGAAACGCTTTGACCCGGTTGGTCGAGCTGTTCTTCATCTTGCTGATCTCGTCCCAGATAATCCCGTTGAACGGTAGCGGCTTGTCCTTCTTGACAAAGTAAGTCTGGATCGTTTCCGACAGCCATCCCAGGTTCTCGTAGTTAATCAGGTATACGTCAGCTGGGCGCAGCAGGGCGCGGGTGCGCTGATCCTTTGTGCCCGTGACCATGCTGAACCGCAGGTGCTTGGTGTGCTCCCACTTCACAGCTTCTTGCCGCCAAACCAGCCGGATAACTCGGATTGGGGCCACGATGATCACACCCCGCAGGAACTGGGTGCGGATCAGGTGGGCCAAGCTGGTCAGCGTGATCACGGTCTTGCCCAGTCCCATGTCCAGCCACAACATCGAGTTGGGGCGGGTGCACTGGAAGTTGACAGCCTTTTGCTGGTAGCCGTGCAGTAATTCTGGCGTCAGCATCCCATCACCATTACATCAATCATTGTCTTACCCTCGATTACGTTATCAATTACAAATACATTTACTTTTTGGGTTCGGAGTTTGGCGTGTTCCCGCTCCTGAGCAGGAGTTGGCTTCTGACCTCCTCGTTTGAATTCACAAAACCACACACGGCCAT